TACAAATTCCACACAGCTTAGCCCACATCACGCGCAGCGCATTTTTAACTACATGCTGTCAATGGATGTTGAGACAACCGCCCTGGCTCCAAAGACTCCAATTTTCGCTACCCCAAAACAGATTGAGGGGCATGAGGCGTCATGGGGGCAGCTAAATACAACCCCCCGGCCATATATTCTTTACAACCCGGACCCACTTGCTCCTGGCAGGCCGATAAGGGACCCCGGCCCTCAAATCAACGGGGCTTACGTTGAGCTAACCAACACTTCCCATTCTGCCATACAAGACACAATTGGCCTCTATAACTCACAGATTGGCCAAAGATCTAACGAGACCTCGGGCGTGGCAATCCAAGCCAGAGACCGCGCTGGGGATATCGGAACATTTGAGTTTATAGATAACCTCTCTAGGGCAATCGCGTTCAGCGGGAAAATCGTCGCGGACCTGATACAGAAAACATGCGACGGAGAACGAACGCTGCGGGTCCTCGGGAAGGATAACCAACTTGGGATGGTCCCTATAAATCAGACAATGCCTGGTGAGGACGGGACGCCGGTAATTATAAACGATTTTTCTGTTGGCAAATATGATGTTGTGTTGGACGCTGGGCCAAGCTTTACAACCCAGAGGCAAGAGGCTCGAACAATGATGACTAGCCTTGTAAATTCGGCTCCAGACTTAGCCCCGGTTTTGATTCCTAAGATATTCGAGAATTCTGATTGGCCGGGTGCGAGTAGCATAGCGGATGAGATCAAGCAAGAAAAAGAAGCCGCCAAAGAAAGTATGAATAAATTCCAAGAGCCTCAATTCAACGCAACGGTAAACATTGATCTCACAACATTGCCGCCACAAATGCGTGACGAAATCATGGGGCGGGTTTTGTCTAGTGGGAAAGTTAAAGCCGCATTTAAAGAACAGCCACAGGAGCCAATGAGTAGGAATCAAGGTATTGAAGATTCAAACGAAAAGCCAACAGAAGAAGACATAATGATGCTTTCTCAAGCCATGGATGGGATGCAAGAAGAAGGACCATATTAATAACTATTCCGACGCCGGGACTAAGGGCGAAACGTGACGCCGACGCATGGGCGATGAGGTAATTATGGAAAGCGAAGAACCGGTTGTTGAGGCAGTTACTGGCGAACCAGAAAAGACGGGCGAAGAACAATCATCGGTGCCGGATGAAGCTGTAAAGCCAGACGAAGAAAGCCCAAAGCCTGAGGAAGCCCAGGCGAAAGTTGTCCCATTGAAAGCTCTTGAAGCTGAAAGGAGAAAGCGCCATCAGCTTGAACAAGAGGCTGATTACTGGAGACAACAAGTAATATCAACCAGGCCCCAGCTAGAAGGGCAACCAAAAGAAACAAAAAGCAATAAGCCCCCAGAGGTTGACGATTACGAAAACTACGAGGACTTCATTGTTGCTCAGGCGCGATTTGCCGCACGCCAAGAGCTCGAGACGGAAAAACTTGAGGATAAAAAAAGACAGGAAGCAGCCAGAAAGCGGGACGCCCAAAAGTCGTACCAAGACAAAATAAGCGCGGCTTATGGAGTTTACCCAGACTTTGATGACGTCTTGACAAGTGCCAACGACATAGAAATGCCGCAAGAGGCACTGGACGCGATTGTTGAAAGCGACTCAGGCGAGCACATTACATACTTTTTGGCAAAAAACAGGGACGAGGCCAAGCGGTTTGCTGCAATGCCGCAAGCACAGAGGCTGAAAATGGTTGGGCGGCTTGAAGCACGATTTGAAAAACAAAAAGAAGCCCCGCCAAAAAGGATTTCCATGGCTCCGAACCCCATTAACCCGGTCTCGACACACGGAGAGGCCACGCAAAAGGACCCGTCCAAAATGACGGATGACGAATGGTATAGATATCGGCGAGCCGAAAAGGCTGCCCAATACAAACGATAAGGACAAAAGGATATGGCATCTACATTAAAAACCAAAAGCGACGGCGATATAGTCCGGTTGGCGCTTGAGTCGTTTCATAATCAGCTCAAGTTCATCAAGACTATTAACCGCCAATATGACAAAGAGTTTGGGAACCGTGACGGGAAGAACGGCGGGACCCTCTTGATTCGAAACCCTAACGAGTATGAGGTAACGACCGGCGCGGTAATGGACGTGCAGGACACGACTGAGACGACCCAAACTATTACCAGGGCTACCCAGAAGCACATAGCCTTGATGAATTTTACATCTGCTGAGATGACGAACAGCGTCGAAGACATTCAAACGCGGTTTTTAGACCCGGCAATGTCGAAGCTGGCCGCAATGGTTGAGTTTGATGTCTTGTCAAACATTTACAAGGACGTGTTTAACCTTACGGGCACTCCGGCGACCACCCCAGCGTCACTGACGGCCGTTCTCAATGCGAATGCGAGGCTTTCGCAGGGGCTAGCGCCAATGTCGGACAGGCACCTATTGCTAGAGTCTCTCGCAATGGCCGCAACCGTTGCCTCTGTCGGCGCGTACTTCCACAAGGCGTCTGAACTTGAGAGGGCCTTTTCTCAGGGGTATATTGGCGAGGCCGCTGGCCTCAAGTGGTGGGAATCCAACATGGTCCCCACACACACAAATGGTTCGAGAACTGATTCAACCCCAATTACAGACACCTCTGGCTGGGCAAACGGAGACACCACCATTACTACTACTGGCCAGACAAACGCCCAAACCCTAAAGGCCGGGGATGTTTTCACGGTTGCCGGGGTGTATGCTGTAAATCTTGAAACAAAACAGGCGTACTCGTACCTTCAACCGTTTGTTGTCAGAACTAATAAGACTTGTGACACAACAGACGTTTTTGACGTGGCCCCTACTATTTACACCTCTGGCCCTCGTCAGAATGTTAGCGTTACATCTGCTGGGTCTGGAAAGGCTATCGTGCATGTGGCGGCGGGGGGATCTGGTACTGCTAGTGCTATTTATGCTCAAAACTTGGCATACCATAGAGACGCCTTTACCTTTGTCTCTGGGGATCTTCACCAAGAGCCAGGGCAGCGCATGAGCACCGCAGTCATAGAAAACATCTCTATGCGCTTGTGGCGAGGCGCGGACATCGTTAATGACCGATTTCCAACTAGGATTGACGTCCTTTACGGGTACAAAACTATCCGCCCCGAGTGGGCGGTGAGAGTGAGAGGGTAAGGATAACCTATGGCATACGGACAACAACTAAGTAACGGGACATCCGATGGGTGCCTTCTAGGCCAATCGACGTCTGACAAGCTAGGTTTTTATGGGCTTACAACTCCAATAGTTCAACCGTCTGGGTCGGGGCAGGCAGCAATGACAACCACTGTTTCAATCTCGACAACGACAGAAAAGTGGGGGTTTGCTACATCAACACAGGCAAACGAGATAATAACGCTTGTTAATGAGCTAAGGGCTGCTTTGGTTGCTCTAAATCTAATAGCTGGAGCATAGGCTTTTACCTCCTCGCCCAACGTAGTTTTGCGTTGGGCGAGGAACCATAAAAAGGATTTTATGAACAAAAAAATAGTCATTGCCACGCCATTCTATGAAGTAAAGGCCTACTCGCCATATATCACGAGCCTAATAGATTCCATCCGTGCGCTTCACATGGCCGAGATAGCCTACGACTATTACGAGTTGTCCGGCGATAGCTATGTTGACAGGGCAAAAAATAGTCTTGTGCATCAATTCCTTGAAAGCGATGCGTCGCACATATTGATGATAGACTCTGACCTAAAGTGGAATGTTGGGGGCTTTTTAAGGATAGTCAGGGCCGGGCTTGTGCATGGCGCTGAAGTTGTTGGAGGCGCTTATCCAAACAAGAACAACTGGGAAACATTTGGGTGCCTTCCGTTAATCCAAGATGGCTTTTTGATAGGCAAAGATTTTGAAGGTACACGGCTGATCGAAATGTTCGGCATCCCAGGAGGCTTCATTTTGTATAGCAGAGAAGCATTCGAGCGAGCCCGACCCAATCTTAACACGTATACAAACCCAGAGGGCGTGACGTTCCTAGAGTGCTTTAAGTGTAATGTTGAAAAGTCTGGGGGCCGGGTCGGGGAAGACATCTATTTTCAGCTTAGATATCGAGAGATGGGCGGCAAGGTTTGGTGTGAGCCCGACATAGACTTCTACCATTTTGGGGTAAAGGGATTTGAAGGCAATTATCACAAGCATTTATTGAAAACGATAGAGCAAAACCACAAGGGTGCTTGATGGACGTAACTCTTATATACGTTGGCGTTGGTGTGGCTGGGTTCAATAGCAGCCGGCCGCTTGGTGATAGGGAGGGGTCTTGGATTGGCCACGGGATAGCCTCAATTGGCGCCAGCATAAAGGCCGCTGGGCACAACGTATCGTTGCTTGACCTTCGCCATTTTGGTGGATGGCCCGAGGTGAGCCTCGCCATAAAACAGACTCAGTCACAAGTTTTTTGCCTGTCTGTTTCACCCGTAGACGGGGACTTTGCAGAACCCCTGTGCCTATTGATTAAACATTTCCATCCGAGCTCAAAAACAATCATTGGGGGGATACAACCAACAATTTTTTGGCAAGCGCATTCCAAGTCGGCACTTATTGACACGACAGTAGTCGGGGAGGGCGAAATAACCTGTGTTGACCTAATCAATAACTTTGACTCTTCGTGGCCAAGGATAGTCCAAGGAGTAAAGCCGGATTTAGACAAGCTCCCGTGGGTTGATAGAGAGCTGTTCGATTATAATAGAGAATTGAGCTGTTATTTTGCTCCTGGGCAACAGTTGCCCTCAATCACAATGCTGGCTGGACGTGGTTGCCCATATCAATGCACCTATTGCCAACCGGCAGAGAACTCTGTTTTTGGCAAGCCATATCGAACAAGAAGCCCGCAGAACGTAGTTGATGAATTGGTGTTCCTTAAGGGCCGGTACTCTTTCAAAAGCATTACATTTTGGGACGATACCTTTACCATCAACAAACAATGGGTTTCAGACTTCTGTGATAGATATGAAGCCGCTAATATTGGTGCCAGCATAGCCGCGTGCAGCAGAGCAGACATTGTCTGCGACAATGAAACAATGATTGAGCGGCTTGCGTCGATAGGGGTTGATTGGCTTGTCATAGGGCTTGAAAGCGGATCTCAACGAATCTTAGACCTTATAAAAAAGGGAACAACCGTTGAGCAAAACATTGAGGCTGCAAGGATTTGCCGGAAGTATGGGATCAAGGTCTTTGGAACCTATATGTATGGGTTGCCCACAGAAACGAAGGAAGACTCTTTGCAGACCTATAAAATGGTTAAAGAAATAGCTCCAGAACACGAGAGCCCCTTTTTCTTTCGCCCTATCCCTGGGACCGACATATTCAAGCTATGCGAAGAAAACGATTTGTTGCTTTCGCAAGACAACCAGGTTGCCAGGACTGGCGTGTTCGCCCCAACCATAAAGAATATAGACTATGATTACTTGTTTGGGTTGTTGAAAGATGGTGTCGCCAATGCTTGTTAGAAACATTCTGAAATATGGCATTCGAGCAAGCGGGGCTGGTCTAGATAGCCACGAAGAGCCCTCTGCTCAAGATTATGATGATGCCCTAGGTGTTTGCAACGCAATGCTGGCAACGTGGTCTGCCAAAAGTGTTGTGCTGGAGAATATTGTAGTTGTTTCGAAAGCATCAGTAGCGAGCCAATCGGCATATACCATTGGGGCAAGTGGTGATTTCAATACTGGGCGAACACACAAGATTGTTTCTGGGTATTTGCGAGACGCGAATAATTATGACACAGCAATAAAGCCAATAGAACTTAATGAGCTAAACTCGATTTATGACAAGACGTATGCGGCTCGGCCAGAAAAGTTCTATTATGATGGCAAGTACTTCCTTGGGACTATTTACTTTGAGCATGCGACGGCTAGCGGCTATACAATATACTTAAACACACAGCAACAAATGACGGCGCTCGCAGACCTAGACTCTGAGTCCGGGGTATCTCCAGAGACAGAGTCCGCTATATATCTTAATCTGGCGCTTCGATTAGCTTCTTTTTATGGGGTTAGTGTGCCACCCGAGACGGTGGGGATAGCTCACGATGCATTCTTAGCAGTCGCCAAACTAGGCGCTCCATGCGCGAGCTTCAGTGGGCTCCCTGGGGTTCGTGGAAGCCTAAGCGTAGATATTAACGCGGGGTAATATGCCACAGCTTAAGCTAATATTCGGACCAATGTCCCTGAGCGAGGATCAGTCCGCCAAAAAAGACACGGTGCTTGCCTTGCTCTATAATGGGTATCGTGTTGACGGGTCAATATATCAGCTTCCTGCCTTGTCGCAGGCACACACCCTTGATTCAATTGGGCCTGTGTATGTTTTTTACTCAACGCTGTTTGACAAGCTTTTGGCCGTGTGTGGCGGAAAGCTTTTTACGGTCTCGCGGTTTGGAGCAGCCCAAGAAGTCGCCGGGTGTAGTCTTGACGCTGACTCGGCCGTCACGTTCGCAGCGGATCGGTTCTTTGTTTATTTTGCCGGCAACTCCAACATACACAAATTTGACGGGACGTCAGTTACAGTGTTGGGCGGGCAGTCTCCCACAAACGTAACTTCATTGGTTTGGATGACTGGTTTCTTGGTCGCAAACGGGCAAGACCCGGCTGGCGGGGGGCTCCCCGGAGACTTTGGGTATTCTGATACTGTCGGCGAAGACGGCATCCCTACATATGCGACTTGGGCATATGAGAACAACGAAAGTTCTCCAGATGCCCTGCTTGCGCTGTTTGGGAGCTTTAACAACCTTTTTGCCTTTGGCCCAAACTCTCTTGATGTCTCAACGCTATCGCCGGATGAGAATAATCCGTTTTATGCCAACAAGGACGCTGGGCTTTCATTCGGGGCTATCGCAGGGAAGACGGTTGCGTATGACGGCAACGACATTTATCTACTTTCTAGCTACGGAAACAATAGGCAGGTTGTCAAGCTAGTTGGCGGTCGAGAACCAACAACTATTGGGATGCCGGTCAATGTCCCGATAGGCAACATTGCAGACGCGTCTAATGCCAGCGGTGTCTTGGTTGGGTTCGAGGGCGAGACGTTCTATGTGTTAACATTCCCGACTGCCAACATTGTCATAGACGACCAGTTACACACAAGCCTATCGCTTGCGTTTAACCTAAAAACATCCGAGTGGTACATCTGGGCAGAATGGGCGCCGCAGACCGGAGAATGGAGCCAGTGGGGATGTGGGTCTTTCGTATATGTTGAACCGTGGAATCAGCGCTTTGTCGGCGGGTTAAACCAACAAGTTTTTGAGCTAGTAAACGAGGCCCGAATCGACGAGCCAGTTATGGAGTTCCGGCATCGGGACAATGGCGCCCTTGAATGGAGTACGCCCAGACAGTTCCTGTTGGGCAACGTCGGGGATAGGCGGCGGCCAATCATTGCGCGGGGCCTGGGCCGATACCGAGAACGGCAAGACGAGATCTCATTTTCAAACGGGGATGTCAGGACGTTGATCAGGACCGGCTGGCGCAGCTGGGGCACGCTAAGGACCAAAATCTCTAACAAAATGATGTCTGACGTCAAGCGCGGAGACGCTGGGCGCCTAGTGTTTAATGGCATCGAAGAAGACTACACCGGCTTAAAGGCGTAATATATGGCTGCGATACTTCCACCACAACCACCAACTCCGTTGGACCCGAAAGACCCCAGAAGCGTCGCGCTGTGGAAGAGGCTATTTTTCGAACCGCTTCAAAAGGCATTCGGGAATGTGGCGGGGATAGCTTGGGGAGCTCTCAATTTATCGACTAGTAAATTGTCGGACCTGGGAGAAAGAACCCACGCAATGCTCCAGAGCGTTCTCGGCTGGGAATCAAGCGCCGACACGACAGCGACCAAGCACATTTCTAACGCACAGGGAAAAGTCTGGGATGACCATGCAGCAATTACCGATGCCAACCCGCATGGGACAGACCATTCTGCACTCGAAAACATAATTCAGTCCGATGACACACTAGGCGATAGTGACCCAGGCAAACACGTTACAAACGCACAGGTCAAAAAGTATGAGGATCATAGACTAGACAACGCCGTACACAACTTGCCGCCTGAAGAACATAGCGCAGGCGATACCCTTACCGTTGATGATGTGAACAAGGTTCATATTTTCAATCAGGGCGCAAGCGCGGTCTCTGTCACCTATCCGGCGCTTTCTACCTTGGCGCTAGGGGATTTTGTCCCGGTTGTTTTCTTTGGGACCGGAATCCCGACAGTTGCCCTTAACGCTTCCGATGCGTTGCCGATGAGTTCGGCCGGCGCCTACCTAGTTGGAACGATAGACAATTCTCAAGGGGACGTAAAAGGGTGGTCTTTGTGCCTTACCAAAATCGGGACCACTTGGGCATTTGTTAAAGAAGGCTGTTTTGGAGCCTGGGAGCTTTGGAATCCATGATTCATACTATGTCGCTTTGCCCTACATGCTATGCAAAAGTGCCGGCAACAATTAGCTTTGTTAACGGCATGGCAATCATGAACAAGACTTGTGATGCCCACGGGCCATTTTCGGCGGTTGTCGAAAAAGACATTCAGCATGTGTCGAATTATTATCGCATTGGGACCCTAGGCAACAACAACACGATTATTATCCACACTCACAACCAGTGCAACATGAAGTGCTCGTGGTGTTATTACCCAATGGGCAAGGAGCCAATGAGGCCATTCAGCTATTATCACAGTCTCCTGGGCCATTCATATGGGGGGCACAGGCTTTTGTTCTCTGGCGGTGAGCCAACACTGAGACCAGATTTTTTTGAGTTCCACCACGAAGCTTTTATTCGAGACTGGTTCCCGGGGTATATTACGAACATGCTTAAGCTGGGCGATCCTGACTTTTTCGAGAAAACTCTCACTGATGAATTTGTTGACGGAGATATTTACAGGTTTTCTCTTTCGATGCAGCACCCAAAGAACTATAGTGAGGCTGAGCACTTAACGAAACTTAAGGCTATTGAGCATATCGAAAAAATGGGGCTCAGGGCCATGTGTATTATGTTCTCGATCCAATCGCTAGACGAGCTCGACTGGATCAGGGAATTCTACAACAGGACGCGGAATTGCTACACCATGATTCGGATACGAACCATGTTCGGGAACTGGGTCAATAAGGGCGCTCAAAAGATTTG